GCTACAGCGGCCCCTGCCGACCTCAGCACCGTCGAAGCTGAGGTGGCAGCCGAGATGCAGATATGGGTGCAGGGCATCACCAGAGGTCACAACTTCTTGGCGATCGCTAACGCCCAGTGCGTCAGAAAGCTTAGAGAGTATGCGGACACTCTCGATGCTAAAGATATGTCTGTCCTTTCAGGACGGATTGTTCGCAATGTGGTCACCATCACGCCACAAGAAGTCCTTTACCATGACCATTTGGGGGTGAAGGCAAATTTTGAGGATCTAGAGCGGGCCAATGATCTTGCACAGGGTAAAATCCTAGTGCGAGGTCCAAGCGCCACCTGGGTCCGTATTGCCGGTGTTTCCTTAGGGAGCCTGGCAGCGGCCGGAGTCGTAGTAACGACTGACTCCGTATCATGGGCCGCAGCCTCAGCCCTCTCCATCGGAGGTCTTGGGGCCTTGCTAGCATGGCGTTTGGAACGGCCGTGCTTGAAGCAGCTTCCCAAATAGGGAGGCCCACTGCTGGTACCCGCTGTGTGTGCGCATCCAAAGGCTCTCGAGCCGATTGCGAGCCACCATAAGGGTCCTGAGCCGCCAGCAGTCTGGGATCATAGTTCCAAACGCCTTCTCTACAGAATGGTGCCCCCCGTTCCAGGTTTATGGTTAACACAGACCCACGCCAACTGTGAATGCAATGAGTTTGTCTCTGCGCACAACAGGGTGTTGGGAGAGTGTCCACTGCCGTCTAATGCGGGGTTAGCAGGAGTGCGCAAGCACTTGGCTAGCCTAGCAAAGCGCATGGCCGTGGTTCCTTTAACTCTGGAACAGGCGTTGAACCACTTTAGAGGAGCGCGTTACACCCTTTACAAGAACGCTTACGATTCATTACAACGTAAGCCACTTGGACGAAATGACAGCACACTATCTTGCTTCATTAAGTCAGAGAAGATGGACCCAAGTGCTAAGATTAATCCTGATCCCAGGATGATCCAGGCACGGGGACCCCGCTTCAACCTACACATGGCATGCTACGTGCATCCACTTGAACGACAAGTGTACACCACTTGCGACTGGAGTGGGATGAGAGTCTTTGCGAAGGGACTCAATACCCTGCAGAAGGCAGAGCTAATAAGAGCCAAGTTCAGCCTTTTGCGTAACCCAGTTTGTTACTCTCTTGACGCTAGCCGCTTTGATAAGCACGTTAGTCCCCAGTTATTGGGCGAGGAGCATCGCTTCTACAAGAGTGTGTTCAAAGGAGATGCCTTACTGGCAAAGCTGTGTGAATGGCAAACCACCAATCGGTGTTACACACAAAATAATGTGAAGTACACTGCTAAA